GACCTAATCATTTGAACTTCTTATGACCAACCATTAACCTAAACTTTCGTTCTTTTCATTCTTCGCTCTGATGTTCAAATGGTTACGTCCACGAATCATCGTGATTATATACCCTTTGATGTTAATACGTTGTAAATATATACATATATACATACATAAATGTATGATATGTCGCTATAACATATAGTTATGCTACGTTAATGCAATGATATGATGATAATGAAGCATGAGATATGAATAAGCACGTTCAATGCTCATCACCGCAATCTTCATCTGATTTATCGTCACCCATATCTTCAGATGATGAGTCGTGTGATTCTTTTACGGGCTCGGTTTTCTTATCCTTCTTTGATTGTACCTTAGATTCAGAGCCATCATTCGATGACTTCACACCCTCCGACGATTTCTGCTTATTTGCAGCCTTCTTGTTCTTTTTCCTATCAGCGACGGAATCGGTCTGTGTATTGGGCTTTGGAACTTGAGACTTTTTGGTTTGAGCAGCTCCATCGGATGATGTTGTTGCTTTCTGAGCTGGTAGTCGCTTTTGTGTCATACGAATCACCTTTTCTGGTGAAAAAGCAATGTCGATAATCTCATCACGCGTTGCATTGAAACTGGTAAAGTCAGGAGGCGCCACATCTCCAGGAAATAGGACGTCAGTGTTCACCATCGCAACACCGCTGCCGCCGTAACTACCACTTGCACATGAAATCTTTAATTGTCCACATCCCTCTAAACGCGCTGTTTTGCGGGTCCCGAACACTTGGACAAGTACTGGACGATAAGCGGTAGGTTCAGGTGGAATACCATTAGCATAGTTCGAGATTTCTCCAAAACGAATTAAGTTACGTACAGAGCACTGTTGATAATGATCAATTAAATGCTTCCGGGGTAATCCAAACGTTGTAAAGATATCATAGTCACGGAGATTAAGCATCATGCTATGCAAATTAAGCATTGATGTATCTGGAGTGATCTTTTCCTTCTTCTGTGTTTCCATTAAGCTTCTGATAACTACAAATCCAGCATAAACGAAGCCTGCAGCACGAGCAATCGTAGCTGTGTCCTGTTCACGTCGTTTAGCCAGGTGCGATTCATCAACTGTAACTGATTCGTTAATGATATATGTAGAATATTGCTTGATCTCGTTATACAATGAGGTGACTAACGAGACAGCCAAATCCATTGGAAGATAACAGATGAATTTTGATCCCGTGCCAGGCACTACACCTTTGGTGAAACCTGGGTCGGTCATCAAAACGCATCCTGTCGATAGCCAGGATAATAAATATTTATCCTTTTCATTAATGTTTGATAGAATAAAATATTCGATACTCTTAGTATCGTAGGTATCTTTCGCGTTGAAATTCAATCGACATAACGCATGTTGCAGAGGCAGATATTGAACATCTGGCCTAGGTTTACCTTTGCTCCCACCGGGAACGATGACAATTGGTTCCGACATAGTTGGAAAGCGAGCGATTTCTTTAGTTCAAATAAAACT